CCGTTATGCCCCGCGGGTTGAGGGGGGTCTTCTGAGCCGGTGACTCCCCCCTCACAGTCACACACACACCCATTGATCAGCCCATGTCATCAGGATGGTGAAGGCTGGAATCCCCTAGTAGGCCAGCCGGAAGGTACCCACCTCCATCATCCACAGACACTTCCCCGCCCTCTCGAGTCACTACTCCCGTCACATACAACCCAATCACCTCACTGACACGCGGAAGACGGACAGACCATTCAAGCAGGAACGTTGTTAGTGGAATGTCCAGTAGTTTCCGTAATTGCTCGTCGAGTTTGCTCATCTCAATTAGCCTCCCCTCAGCTCTGATCTTGGTGATCAGAAAATCGTGATACAAATGAAGGAGGTTTCTCACCTGGTAATTCCAGAAGTATACAAGATAGTACCCTGAGACACGGCCCAGTTCCCACTCGTAGTTAAATGACTCAGCCTCACCCTCATAATTCCTCTCCGGATAGGCTAAACCGAGAAAGGCGTCCTCGGTAAGTCGTGCCGGCATTATTTGGCCCGCCCGATGCATGAAGTAATTACTGAGAAACGAGGGGCTCTTATTTGCAACGGGTTCCTGTCCGTGAATTGACAGTATGGGTGACGTGTAAGTGGCTTTCATCTTAGCCTCCAATCCTGCGAGCCTCATTACTTCTGCCGAGAACCGGGCAGGCAATTCACTAAGTGGAATTTCGGTGCCCGTGATGGCGACGAGGACATCATCCCCGAACGTCCATACCGCAGCATCTACCCCAAGCGAATCCAACGTCCAGGTCGTACACGCCCAGTTGGCCAGTGAATCGACTTGAGATGTCCAAGGATCCCCGGAGGAGACACCCCTTCTCTTACGGTAGACATCCCCGTTTGGCATTGCAATGTCCATGTTAACCAGGTTGTCATATTCCGACGCCCAGTAGGCGTTCGACCCGGGATCACTAGTAAAGTAAGTCCGGATGTGATCGAATGCCCACTGGATCACTTCTGCGGGTACCGTCTGGTCGTACCCAGAGTAATCTATCATGAGGTAGCCGACAGGATTTAACCGTTCGCAGGCATCACTTAACGCATTATACCATCCCCCGAAAGGGCCCATCCCTATCATCGTCCCACCCCTACTTTTGTTTACCCCCATGCAAACCTGCGTATAAGGCTTCGATGCAAGAGACCCAAGTAAGTGCCTCTCCATGTCGGGGACGACGATTAATCGCCCATCCTTCTTCCCGTCCTCTTCCCGGACGTCTACGAGCTTGCCCCGCCCCGCTAACTTCCCCGGAGGTGAGAAGTAAGTCTCACCTTTGCTAACCAGTGACTCGAGAGTTTTAACCGCCACCGCTGTCGCCGCCATCCTCGCGTCGTTTTTCGACTTAAGCCCAAGCTTCGCCCATCGTAGGCCAGCAGATGTGTCCGATTCCGTCACTACCTTGTACAGATTTCCAGGACGGAGCCACTCACTAATTAAAGGTTCGTCCGGGTGACGGCCTTCGAGCCGTGTGAGCCTTCTCCTAAGGTCCGTTCTCACGGCAAAGAAGAGGTCCCCACGGAATGGCCGTGGCTCAGCGAACCTAGCGAGGTGTTTCGTCAAGTCTGCCTCTGTAGGCGGCTTGTAACGCATGAAGGGAAAGTCACGGGATGGAGTCGAGTTTACGATCGAATTGATGGTGCCTTGTGCGAGGAATTCCCCGAACAGCTTAGACGGGTGCGTTGTGGGTTCAACGTACTTATACATACACGATTTGTAATTTCCGCGGTACTCGAGTTCCTTTAGCATGGGGTATCCTGACCGCGCAGTCGTTGGATTCCCTAGGCGCCAGGATCTGTTCATGTAGCGTGTCACATCCCCGTCAGAGTGCGTCCCTGTGGTGGAGGCCATGCTCGTAACGAAGGAGGACACGGAAACCGCGTCATCAATGGGCTCTCCCTGTCAGTCCTCACTGAACAGGGCTGCGACGCGTGACTGGGCGCTACTCGACCCTTCACCGCCTATCGGCTCTCGCTTGTCTAACAAGTCTCCCGCCGGCGTAACTTGGAACCCGGATATTCCGAGCTTGGTCAGTTGCTCTTCGACGGACACCCTCACTACCTCATGCTGAGGGTCCGCCGCCTTAAGTGCGGCCTCCCGCTGAACGAGGATTGCCCCCATGTCCTTCTGTAAGGTTCGTAGACGCGCAACCACCTCATCTATTTCTTTTTGTTTTTCTGTTATTTTCATTTTCCACGCGCGGGCAATCACAGGGTAGTCAGGTCGTCGCATCATCGTACGTGGATCCATGAGTTTTCCAACTTCAGACTTGAGGGTAGATACTCCACCCTTGAGCATCTCAATCAGGTCCGGTGTAACACGTGCGGCCTCCTCAAGCTCCTCAGCTGATATTGGAGAAGTTCCAGGCTCTTGCATTCCTAAGATTAATACGCGCGCAATAGTAAACGTGGTTGGCCATACCATGCTTATGCCCCTGTCACCAGGAACCGGGGGGGCCCCGGGTCCTCCCCAGGGTGACTGTTCACCGTCGGTGGAGATCACGATTCCCGGGGCAAGCGTTGCCACGATGGATGGGGGGAGAGCATGGAGGTTAGACAGTTTGCCTCGTATCGTCACGCTCCTTGGCAGAAATGACGGAAAGCCTCTCCCTTCAAGGTGAAGACCCCGCTTCGCTAGCGCGGCCTCGAATAATGGTGCAGCGTACTCCCATTGCCTGTTGGCAACTGCTGCACCCGGGTAGGGCAAAGACCCATCCTTACGCCTAGGAGGGTAAGTTGTTGTGAAGTTCGGCACCGATCCCATGCCGCCCAGTCCCGCACTCGTGGGTGCGTTCACTGGCCCGCCGGAGCCTGGGCCCGCCTGCATTCGTCCAGGGGGTAAAACGTTCTGGGTCCCACCGGCACCCGATGATGGTATGTCTCCATCCGGGGTCGATCCAGAATATTTAACATCACCCTCAGGCGAGATGACCATTGCGATTTCTCCGCCCCGGCCAAGGGCTTTGCTTCTCGCAAGGGTACTCTCGAGGAGAGTGGTGTTAGGATCCGTGACTTTCCCGGTCACGGACGGGTCAGCTAATTTCCGGCTGCTCGGGGTTTTGACAGGTTTTCCATCCTGGGTCTGACCGCACTCACCCTGAGGCATA